ATACTCCATACTCTTTTGAGTTGACTTGAGTTACGTATAGCGAATTAAGTATTTTTGGATCAGTCATTTGAACTTTGTTGTTTTACTGAGTTATGAATTTCTATAAAATTCTTGGCTAACTCCATCTTAAACGATTGAGAATAGTCCTTTGACTTAATGTAGCTTTTAAAAATGTCGATCACGTTAAATTGATCCTCTGGGTTAAACTCGATTTGAGCGGCTTCATCTTTAACTTGGTCAACATACGTGAAAAATTCAATTTTTCTGTGAGCTGCTCCGGATACTTTCTCTAAGAACCGTGTAACTGGAAACTTATTTACGAAGCTTGTACTGATCATGATGTCAACAAAAGCATTATTTAGTTCAGAAATGACCTTAGCTGTTGGCATCTCAAGTAGCTCATAAATATCGAACTTCTTATAAACTGGAGATTTAGTATTTTCTATGAATTTCTCAGAAATGGTATCGCCAGTTAACGACAATTCATAAAAACCTTTGACGTTATCTCTATCGCCTCTATCCATTTGATATGGAGTTCCAGTATAGAGAACGTTCTTGAATTCTTGACGATGATGAATGTGGCCAGCATAGACTCTACGATAAGAAGATAGAGCATCGACCTCTATTCCGTGTTCTACCTTAGTCCACTTATTGAAGCGTAATCCCTTAATGTCAGCATGGCATACTATGTAATTACAGAGATCTCGGTGATCGTCTATTATTTGATTGATTCGATTAGTATCTTCAACCCAAGGAAGCATTAAAAAATTAAATGAACCGTTGATCGTTAGGATCTCAGGATTCTCAAAAACTTTAATGTTATCAGCAATGTGAGATATTGCTTTTAGGGAATGAACTGCATTTCGATCTTTATAATAAACGTCATGGTTACCGATTATTATGTAGATTCCGCGCTTGAATTTTTTAGATAACTCAGTAAATATTGTTAGAGCTTCATCATGTATTCTGACATTAATAGATTCTCGGGAATGAAAAATATCTCCCTCTAAGAAAAGAACATCACGATCTTCATCAAAGTCCTCATCCACTTTATTGAATAAGAAGTCCAACAAAAAATCCTTTTGAATTTGTAACCATTCAATTGAATTGTTTTTGATACCGAGATGAAGGTCTCCAACTAGGAATATTTTACGTACGTTATTTAGCTTCATTAGAATATTTTGTAATTCTTTCCCATGCTGTCTAGGAATCCATACTTGTTGTTTAATTCTACCAATAAGATTTCTTTATTGTCATAGGACAATTGATCAAATATCTTTTTGTATTCCATGCTCAACACCGAAGACATTGAATCTAGAATGTGTATTGAATTAATAAAGACATTCGCGGATGATCCATTACCCAAGCCTTTATTCAAGATCTCAAAGACCTCATTTATTTCAAGCTTTGTGAACTTCTTTTTATCAGGTTCACTTCCGAGAATCGACATCACTCGATCATTCGCCTTTATGAATTCGTATATGTCTCGCTGGATTATGCTCAAGTCAATGTGATCTGAGTATTTCTCAGGATCATATAAATGATAATCAGGAGAACTACTATCTAGCTTGATCTCAGGTCCACCCGATCTAGGGATATCAGCTTCGTCTTCGGAAAGATCTAATCCTAGATTATAGGTGTTATTAAATATTTTGTCATTTTTCTTTAGATCAGCGTATGCTACTCGACGGCGTTCTAGTTCAGTATCATCATAATCTTCAGAAAGCAGATGCTCGTCAGTCTCTTCAGAAGAATCATCAAATCCAAATGGATAATCTTCATTAAAGTCATCGTCATCTAAAAAATCTTCGTGGTCTTTAGGTGTCACGGTGTTATCGGTTTTTTTAGATCGAATTTAATAGATCATCATAGTCTGACGCAGATCGATGAACCACTTGCTGTGGATCTGACTGTTTAGGCTGATAATTTGGATCTATTGCTAATTCGTACGGTATTAAATTCGCTGGAAGAGTCGTGGTGTGAACTGTTTGATATTGGGTTCTCATTTGATTTTCCAACGATTGAGTATCATCATCGTCTGAATAGAATTCAGAAGCTGGATCAGTTTCTTCAGTCAATTTAGCGAATTCATAACTCATTCGGAACATTTTAAAACTCTCAGTATAACCACCATCTCGGTTAGCTATCAGTTTGATCTTCATGCGTTTTTCCATAGGTCCACGAATAAGTCCAAATAGTGAGTCAACCGTATGTACCAGACCAAAAGATTCGGCAATGTCTGACATACTTAAATCTTGATCATCAACTGCATCACGTTTAATTTGAGTCGCTGTGATTATGCACCATTCGTTTCGGATTGCAACTGCTCGAAGTTCTTCTGATATTACTTTGATCTTTTCATACACATTACCTTGCTCTCGCATCGGTCTCATTAGATTAATGTAATCAACAACAATGACTGTGAACTTTTTACCGGTGTTTTGTTGAACCTTTAAAAAATAGTTTTCAACATCAATTGCTGATGCAGTACCGGTTGGAAATTCTTTAACTATAAGTTCTCCAAGAGTCGGAACCGTACTTTTTAGGTTTGCCATCTTACTTGCAACCTCAGACGTTTGATCCTTATCTAATAAGGAATCATAGTCTTTAAATGGAATATCAAGAATCATTGAGCCTAATCGTTTCATGTACTTTCTATCAGAAAGCTCAAGTGTTGCAATACCAACATTACAACCTGAAACGAATGCTCGACCTGCAATATTTGAAAGAACCATTGACTTACCTACTTTAGGTCGACCTTGAAAAACTACTAGAGTTTTTGGATTCCATCCACCGCCGAGCACCTTATCAAAGAACTTAAAGCCAGTTGGATTACCGACTTTTGATAATTGCACGTGATCTACTGGATTAAAGAAGTTTAGACCGGACTCTGCATTTGTGAAAGATACATTTAGCTTTTCATTGAACTTTTCTCTGACTTCATTTGTAATTAACTCAACATTTTCTGGATTAATGTCTGTCGTTTTTAAATACGATAAAACATCAATGACCGACGCATTTAAGTTCTTATAGAAAATAAAAGCTTTTGTGTACTTAAATAAAAAGTCATAGTTGTAACTAGCTAAGTCAACCTCAAATAGTGCTTTAAACTTTGCATCAGGTATATCTAAATTCTCAAGATTAGCAAGCTCTCTAAGCTCGTTTCTAGTTGGAATCTTGGAATATTCACCAAAGAATTTTTTTGCAACTCGATAGACCCTCTGTAGAGTATCATCATTGAAGTAATGAGCTTTGACTAACGGAATAATTTCGCGCTTATCCATCGAATCATAGTTCTTTGGTTTTATTAAGACGTCATTGTCGTCTTCAGTAAGAACGAAATTAAATATTATTTTTTCAAGAAGCTCAATGTTCTCTTTAAAGTCTATCATCATAGGTTATTGCGGCTGTTCTGCGTAAAAGTTATAAAAAACGGTTTCACTAATGGTTAAATTCTCTCCATTTTTAGAGAGACTACCTTCTTCTATTAGGGTCTTGATGATAAGTTTTAAGGTTTCAAGAAATTCTTGATCCTTAATCTTATCTCCAAAAACATATTTTAGAGTTTTGCTAGAAAATTTGATGTCAGCTGGATCAAAAACTTTTGATTTAGAATCTGCGACTCTAACTAAATAGTTTAAAACATCAAAAAGAAAGTCCTGCCCAGTTGGATAACCGGGCAGGGCAGTATGCGTTTCTAGCGCGTATTTTAAAGGAAGGTTATTGGATTGAATCAAAATCATCGGTGTTATCAGTTAAATCTTCAAGTTCATCAGTTTCCATTGTGCTGATTCCATCCTGAGTTTCAGGAAATTTAAAGGTAGGTTTGATGATTTTTTCGTCTAGTTCGGTCAAGACCTCAGTCGTAAATAGTCTAGAAGAAAAGAATTCCTTTACTGGAACCGCATCTCCATTATGACGAATTATGTAGGTCTTGCCTAATTTTTTAGGTAAGAAGTAAAAGGTTTCGCCCTCTACTTCAAATTTTGAACAAATGTCAGCTTCGTCCGATTTAAGCTTGGAAAACTCCTTTTCGGTCAACTTGTTACCTCGACCGACTCCGCAATTTTCCCAAGAAACGAATTGCTCAAGTCCAACATAGGGATTCATTCCCTTATGGAATGAAATATGGAACTCGATATCGATCGGCTTGGCAAGACGATTCTTCTTTGTCTTGGAACGAACTATAATACCTGTAGTGGTTTTAGCTTCATCTCTTAGAGTTCCTTTGCTTAACATCAAGATAATTGACGCTGAAAACTCTGGACCTCCACCGCCTGACATTCCTTTTGGTGTGTATTGATCCATTGAAGCATACGTGTGATTCGTAAAAATGAATGGAACTTTTAGATTAGATAGTTCAAGAGTGAACGACTTAAATAGAGCTCTCATCTCTTTTGAGCGAAGTCCCATATCTGCAGCATTCTTTCCTGCTTCCATGTCTCGCTTGCTCTTATCTGTATCAAGCATTCCAACTGAATCAACGAAGATTGCCGGTTTTAGGCCAGGATTTTCTTTCATCGTTTCAATGAAGTCGTTGATAAAGAATTTGACTTCACTAATATAGCCCATTCTAATGTATTTGAGTTTTTCGAGATCGACTCCGAACTTAATGTAGTCAGATCTGTCGATAGCTCCCTCAGTATCAATGTAGAAAACTACATAGCCTTTCTTTTGAAGCTCTCGAACCGCATTTAAACATAAGAATGTTTTACCTGCGCCAGAGTCACCAGCGATACCAATGCTTCGAGTATTTGGATATCCGCCGAACACCGAGCCTGACATTTGAGCATTTAGAAGATAGTTTCCAGTAGGGATGTATTCGTCAATGTCTGAGAATCCCTTGATTTCGATTTTTGATTTTACTTTCTTTTCGAGCAGATCGTTGAACTTTGCGAACGCGTCCATTGTAGATTTTGCCATACGTGTATAAATTTGAGTTTAGTATCTTTTACAAAGGATACTAAATCGGTTTAACTAAAATAAGAAACTAATAAGAATGAACCGGCCAGAACTGCCGCATCTGGGTAATCACCATTTACTACTTGCTGAAATCCAACCTTTTTAATTGCTGAACTAGATTTAGTGAAAGTATCCTTTGAAAGATTTCTAGTAAATTCTAGAACCTTCTTGGAGGTGATGTCTACTCCATAACAGTGCATATTCAATGAAACTGGAGAATTCATCTGAATGTCTCCCAAGTAGTAGATATGATCTTCGGTTAAGCCAAGGTCGTCAATGTTAAGTCCGGCCTCTTCAATTAGAGCTCGACAAACGCTGTCGTACGGAGTTTTATCAAGGTCTGGGTTTACTGTGTCAGTAACTAAGGTTTGAACTTGGGAACCTGAAGCTGGGTTTGGATATTCTAATACGTAAATTGATTTTATTGAACCACTTTCGGATTTTTCGAAAGGTAAAATGCAAACATAATTTTGATCGTCAGATAAGTAATGAGCAGTATTTGAATCTTGATTTAGGGTCAAAACGTTAAATCTGCCAATCTTACTTTGCTCCTTTGTATTTATGATTGAGTTATGCATTGTCCTTTGTTGTTTTTTCAGATCTGCCAGTTAAAGCCTTTTTCATGGTCTTTTTGATGGCATCAACGGTTACGTTATTATTTATATAGTTTGACAGCTTGGTTAGAAACTCTTCCTTGTTCTTTGAATTTGTGTACATCATCTTTAGGAGTGACTTACTTGGAAGTTTTATCTTAACCGATAAATTTAACTCAGTGTCCTCTAGTGAAAACATGCCAAAAATATCCACCGGATCAACTGAAACTTGTTGTTTGACTTGAGGCTGTGCAATTTGCGCAGGTTGTCCTCCTTGAATGGCTTGAGCTTGGGCAACAGGTTGTGATTTGAGCTCAGCAACAAAATCGGCTGGGATTTCTGGAGCAATTTTCATCTCCTCAGAAAGAGAAGGAATGTAGTTAATTGACTGAACTTCAGCAAGGCTCATCGGCGGCTGATCATCAGCCAACATCATTAAGCAGGAAGAAACGTCATCTGTGTCAAGCTGACTGCCGTCTGATAAGATTGCCAAAAATCTGCCGTTTCTGCCTGGAACAACATCTCTAACCTCAACAACTTTGCCAAGTTTATTGCGGTCATTTGTCTTAATCCATTGAAATTTATTTGCTTGAAAACTTGATTTTATTGCTATCAAAGTTTCCATATCGAATCCGTTCATAATCGTTTTAATCTTTTTTTTAAGTTTATTTAGCATTTGCTAATTGTTCTTCAAGTTTTTTCATTTCATTCTTAGTGTCAACTCGACCATTGTAAAGTCTGGTCAGAATCGTTCTAGCTGCTGAATCAAATTTCTTGGTGAAAAGTGTTGAGTTTTTTGTCAATATTTGATCAACTGTTGGCTCTTGTTCTGGCTTAATTTTTCCAAGATATGAATCAGGTGAAATATTGAATTGGATTTGAATGTTTGGATACATTGACGCAAAGTCAAAGCACGAAACGTACTTATAATATCCAGGTTCAGGTTTTGCAACGTAAGCTCCGTCGTATGTCGCATCTTCTTCAAGATCTCGACGATCGTTTGCCATAAAAAGACCTCTTTCTAAGAACTCACGACACATTAGAGTTTCGGTAATGAATACTGCTGAGAATACTTTAGACACATCGACTCTTGCGAATTTTGAGATTGCAAAAGCTACATCAAGCAATCCTAACTTATCTTCAATTAGCTTGATAAGAATAGTATCGATTATGTTGTACTTCACGAAATTTTCTACGTCTTGCTGAGCTTCTATCATTGTTGCATATTCACTATGCAATTTAGTGGTCCCAAGAACAAGATTTGCAATATAGTCAAGTTTGTAGTTCTCAACAACTTTGTAGGGCTTAGTGTTCATGAATACTTCCATGTAATCGAGAAGTCCTAAATGTACTGGCATCTTTGATTGACCTATTGTCTTTTTGCAAGGCATGGTTTCCATTGGATCAATTCCTAAGTTCTTGCAGCGATTTATTAAGTAAACCCAGTCAAAGCCAATAACATTCCAACCTGTTAAGAACGGAATTCTTGGAAGAACTCTATGAAAGAAGGTTTTTAACAAGTCTTCTTCTTTTTCGAAGAACAGGTATTTTAGTTCAAATGTCTGTTCGTGAGCTGCAAAATACTCGTTAACTTCATTTTGCATTTGCGAAACGACGCTCTGTTCCAAGTTCTTCATGGTCGACATTACGAAGCACACGTTCTCTTCATTAACGAAAGTTATTAAGTTAACAGGCATCGCAGCTTTAGCTGGATCAGGGAACTCATTAGAGGTCAACTGAATCTCAATATCGAGATAGTATTTCTTTGGACTATCATCTGAATAGATGGAAGCAAGTTCATCTTCTGAAAGACGACCCTGGGTTAGTTCTTCAAGCCTAAATCGGCTTAACCACTTACCTGGAGCTTTCTTAAGGAATTTGCCGTCCCAATTTCTGAATTCGGTCGGCATAGGCGTGAGAACCCAGTTAAAGAGGTCATGTGATAGTATTGGTTTTCGGATAAATCCTATTGAACCATCAGGCTGATAATATGAAATGACTAGAGTCGAGTCATCTGAGTTAAATTCGGTACTTACGATCATTTTTATTAATTTACTAAATTAGTAGCCGTTCTGTTGTCTAGCACGGTTCTCCTCGTTCTTGGCCATGTACATGTTGTACATTTCACCAGGTGTCATTCCGATTGAAATTGCATAATTCATGAAAAAGTGTAGCATGTCAATAACTTCAAATTTACACTCCAACTGATCAGTCTCAGAAAGATCTGAAAATTTCATATTGGAGTAAGATTCGTGAGCTTTTTTCCATTTTTTCCAAATAGCATTGCCTGAACCGTCCTTAATTCCACCCAACGCATCTGTTGCTTCGTGGATTTCGTCAATCATTGCATGATTATTCATGTGCCAAAATGTCATTAGGTCACGCAGGCTCATGTTTTTGAAGTCGTAGCCGTAAACATGTTGTTGAGTTTCGGCCTGGATGCTCATAATATCACCGAGAGTATCAAACGAATCTCCGTGAACTTCTGCTTTGTCTGCCCAGTAGTCTTTAATTTCTAATTTTGCGCAAGAGTTGTCTGTATTTGCCATATTTATGTAGTTTTACAAGATCTTTTACCCCAAAAGC